ATAATAAAAGAAATTTTAAACGATAAACAAATAAAAGATACTATGGAAAATTTAAAAAGCGGCGGCGGATATATTGACGACTTGAGCCGCTTAAAAGCTAAAGCAATTAGAACCCCGTTAAAATTTTATAGAATATCAAATGACTGCATAAATAAGTGTAAAACGATCGAAGAACTAAAAATGTTTTTAAGTAGTAACGATAAAGAAAAATTTAACAAAATATTTAAAAAATGAGAAAGTTAACTAAGTATAAATTGAATAAAGTATCTAAAAATTTAGATTTGTTCTTTAATCTTGCAACTAATAAAGAGATAAAAGAGGGGAAACAATGGTACAAAGTAGCTAATAAATTCTGTATTGATGCGGCAAGCGAATACAACACAACCCCGTTTATAGTTGCGTCAGTTGTATCGGCACTAAGTCCCCGCAACAAATGGAGTCAGAACCTAAAAGACACTTTAAAAGTATTTAAAGCAATAAAAGAAGGCAAAGAACCGGAACAAATAAAAGTTTGTACCTTTCATAAGAATAAATTTAAAGCTTTTAACATTGCAAAAGGATTGCAGGAGATAAACGAAGATAGCCGCAAGACGTACAATTTTGTAAATAATATAGCCCACCTATCTAACGCACATTTAACGGTTGATATATGGCACTTGCGAGCGTGTTTAAAGGAGTTTAAAAGCATAGGCAATGCAAATATAGGACAACTAGCTTATAATCAAATAAAAGGCTTAACAATCAAAAAAGCTCAAAAGCTAGGATTAAAAGGTTACGAATTACAGGCGATTCTATGGCTTTCAGTACAAACAAACATTAACAAATTAAAATAATTATCATGACAAACAAAAAAGAAAAATTATACTTTAATATAAAAGTAAAGCATAATCCTTATCATAGTTACTACTACAAAGAAACAATAAGAGCGGTAAGTTTTCGAGGTGCTGAACAAACAAAAGTTTATAAGGAGTATTTAAAGGACATGAAAAGAGGACGCTATGCAAGTATTCAATTACAAAGAGTTTAACAATATGAAAGTACCTTTACTATTTATTATATTAGCTATTATCTTGCACTTTTGCAGTTAATTTATACTGATTTACCAACAAATCAAGCCGCTTTTTAGCGGTTTTTTTTTGCTTATAATTGTAAAAATATATTTGTTTTGATGATGCTGTTTGTAATTGGCCCAATATCTTGCAAAATTTCTGTATTTATACAATCATTTTAGTCATAAGTTGTTAACATTTGCCGAAATTGTGTTAAAAATGTTGAAAAACTAGCTATTTTTGAGAATAAATTTCCGTCAAATTTGCGTCCTATCTATTATTGCCAACAGTATATAACCATTAGAATTTTAAATCCAATTTTATATGCTAATTAGGAGATTATATTTGGTGTATGATATTGTATGATTATGTATTGCTTTGGAGTACGTTTATTCAGCGTTGCAAAAACTTTCGTAAGTTACATAAAAGGGTAAAAAGTATTTACGCAAAGTTAGTGTAAAAATAGACCCCCATATTACACAAAAAAAATTTTAAAGTCCTATTTTATAGGTTGAAGGGTTTGGGAAGGGTATAATGTACCCTACATAATAAAGCTAAAGCTATAAATAAAGCTATGGATAAGGATATAGTTATAGTTTACACTATTTTTGTATATTTGCAGTATGGATGAAGATAAATTAAAGAAAGAGATGGATGGCAAAACATTGCCAAAGCGAACTTTCGGAAACCATAATGCTGTCGGTAAACAAAAAGGTAGCATAAGAAAGAATACCAAGATAACAAGAGAAATACTTGCTAATGCCTTAGCAGGGCAGGAAGTCAATGTTCGTGATGCTTTGGAGAAACTAGCACAGAAGAATCCTGAAGCATATATCAATGCAATAGCTAAACTACTTAACTACGCAATGCCTAAACTTCAATCAACTGAGATTACCGCACAGAGTAGTAAAAAAATTGAAATAAATTTAGACAACAATATTAGCATTGATGACCTAAAGGCAAAGATGGAAGCGTTGGAAAGAGAAGATGATATTGAAGATGTAGAATTTGAAGATTTAGATGGATAAGGCTACTAAAAAACAAATGCTACAAGCAATGGAGAAAGCCATTTGCGAGAAGTCCTTTTACGAGTTCTTTATTAAGGCTTTTGTTATAGCAGAGCCATCCGTTCCTCTATCAACAAATTTCCACCATAAATACCTATGCGATATTCTACAAGGCGAAGCCGAAAGGATAATAGCAGGTAGAGAAAAGGATAAGGACATAATTATTAATATTCCCTTCCGTAGCACAAAGTCATTATTAGTAACAGTTCTGTTTCCCGCTTGGTGTTGGGCAGTACATCCAAAGATGAGGTTTATTACAGCTTCTTACTCTGCGGAGATTAGTATTGAACACGCAACAAAGTCGAGAGATATAATAAATAGCGAATGGTATCAAAAACATTGGGGAGAAAAATACCAAATTAAAAAAGACCAAAACCTAAAAGCAAGATATGAGAATACTTTTCTAGGAGTTAGGAGAGCAACATCTGTTGGAGGGTCGGTAACAGGACAGGGGGGAGATATAATATTAGTCGATGACCCTACATCTCCAAAAAATGCTGCATCGGAAACGGAAAGAGATAATGCGAATGAATGGTATAAGTCAACACTATACTCACGACTTAACGAACCTACAAAAGGAGTTAGGATAATTATTATGCAAAGAGTACACGAAGACGACCTAAGCGGTTATCTTCTATACAACTCTCCTGACAAGCATCAGCATATATGTATTCCTGCTGAATTGTCTGACGACCTAAAACCTAAATACCTTGCTGAACATTACGAAGATGGCTTGTTTTGGAAAGAAAGATTCTCTAAAAACATACTTGATGACTATAAATCAGCCTTAGGCTCTTATGGATATGCAGGACAGCTACAACAGCGACCTACACCTGCCGATAGCGGTATGATACAGAAAAATTGGTTTAAGATTGATGATGAGAAGGTAGATGATGTAGTAAACTTTGTTATTGACCCCGCATATACAGCAAGTCAGAAAAATGACCCGTCAGCATTGATGGCTTATACATTTAAAGACGGAAAGTGGCAAATAAGAGAAGTTCAGAACGTAAGACTTGAATTTCCTGACCTAATTAAACATATTGGCAAGTTCGTACACAAAAACGGATATACTAGCCAATCAAAAATATATGTAGAACCAAAAGCAAGTGGGAAGTCAATAGTTCAAACTCTAATAAGAGAAACAGGATTGAACGTAAAAGAGGACAAACCACCAACAAAAGATAAAGTCGCAAGGGTACAGGACATAAGTGCTACCTGCGAAACGGGCAGAGTGTCTTTGCTAAAAGGACATTGGAACGAAGAATTTTTAATGCAATGTCAGCAGTTTCCTGCTGCAAAGCACGATGATATGGTCGATTGCTTAGTTATGGCTTTAAATCATCACTTTAAGGCTAATAACGTAGTATTCTTTGGCTAGATAGGGTATAAAATTGAAAAAAGACGAAAATTGCGTAATTACTAACAGAATTATTAACAAATTTGCAACTATGACTAAAATAGAAGGTGTAAGCGAGAAACATACGGAAATCTTAACAGATTACTTGACTTTTCTAAGAAAACAGCTATATACTATAACCGAATATTGTGATGATGGTAAATATCACGATTTTGAAGAAGTTTTAGAAGATATTGTGTCATATTATATTGATTTCAAGAAATATGCTGTTCACGATGAACAAAGTATGGAAGAATGGGTTTATATGTTGCCAAATTTGACAATGTATTCATTTATGGGATTTTTGGCAGGTATTAAGAATAAGAGAAATATTATAGTAGTAGATAAGATTTACGAAAACGTAATGATGTCAACTATGGAAACAATAGGTCTTATCTCAGATGCCTTGCAAGAAGATAAAGAAATAAAAAATTAATATGCTACACCTAACAATAAATAAAAAAAAGTACAGTATTCCTAATGAATGGTCTGAAATGACTTTAGAATACTACTGCGGAATATTTGAGATATTGAAAAAATATCAGCGTAATGAAGAACAAGAAAAAGAAGATGAAGGGAAAGACCTTCTGAAATACTTTTTTGTGCAAGAAACAAAGATGTATCGTGAACTTTTTATCTATATGACAGATGTAGAGAAAGAAACAATAGATAAAGTTCCAATTAGCGACATAGAAGCTGTAATGCAATGTTTAGACACCGTTACAAAAGACTATGTGCCAACAGGAATGACATATTTTGAGCTTGACAACGATATATACTATTTTCCAATGGACTTTCTTAGAACAGGAACTTTTGGAGAGTATATAGAAGCAAGTCAGTTAGAAATGAATACACAATACCTAAAAAATGGTAGATTTGATATTTTACCTGAACAAATGGCTATTTTGTGTAAAAAAGTTGACGAAGAAGTAGATTTAGATAATATTGACGAGAAAGCAGAGCTTTTTAAGAAATTAACAATGGATGTCGTTTGGGAGTTCAGTTTTTTTTTGAACAAACGAACAATAACATCAACAAGTCTTATCCAAACCTTTTTAGGGGAGGAACTGACAATATAGCTGTTGCGAAAGCAAGTAAAATTATGAAGCCATTTGGTTGGCTAAACACTCTTTACGACCTAGCAACAGATGGTGTTTTTACTAGAAATGGTAAAGATGCAATACAAAGTGTTAAAGATGAAAAGTTATATAAGGTATTTACTTTTATGGCTTGGAAAACAGCTAAAACAGATTATGAGATAGCTGTAAATAAAGAACAACAGAAAACAGTAAAATAATGGCATTTAAAAGGCTAAGAGAAATAAGAGATAGGTTTGAGCAGCAATGGATAAATGGTGGTTTTATTTTTGGTTATGAAAACGAAATAAATGAAAATCATAATAACGACTACCCATTACTTGTTGCTTTACCTCCAACATCAGAACTTCCTGAAACGGAAGGAGGAAGTAAAGAAGATTACACTTTCGAGTGTTTAATAGTAAAACCATACTTTCAAAATCATACAGGTTCACTTGACGTAGTGTTTTCACTACTAGAGCAAGAAGCATTGACTTGGTTGCAGAGAGTATTAGATAGCTATACAAATAAAGAAGTAATTTTAAGCCCTAACAGTATATCAGTTGAACGAGAAAAAGAACTATATAACGACAAGTTGATACAAGTTAGGCTTACTTTTACTCTTAATGCTTTCTCACATCACTTCTCTCACTATGACGAGAGTTCTATAACCGCTTTATCTCCAAGTGTTTGGCTAAGGTCAGATTTAGGTGTTAAAACACAAATGTTTGGAGGAAACGAAGTTGTTACACGATGGAAAGACCAAAGTGGTAATTCTAATGACTTTATACAAGCAACCTCAACAAAACAGGCTTCTTACGAATACGAAGATACGACAAATGGCTATCCTTACCTGAATTTTGATGGAACGGATGACTTTATGAAGTGCGTAAACAATTCTATTGATGGTACGGGAGATTCTTTGGATAGAGCAATATCTATATTCTATATAGCAAAAACAAACGCAGCAACAACAGGAACTTTGCTTTCTGTCAACAGAGATAATGCAGCTTATGCACAAATAGATATTAATGCAAGAGTAGATGGTGGTAGTTCAAATTGGAACAACTTTTTAGAAGATAGCTCTGATGACGAATCATCATACACATACACAACAAATGTTTTAAATACAACAGGTGTTTATGGTTTTACAATGAAATCAAACGGACTTATGAAGTCTTTTTACAATGGTTCTTTGGCAGCTACAACAAACAATCCAAGTTTTACTCCTGAAGCATATAGAAGCGACTATCCTATAATGCTAGGTGCTACAAACTCAACAACTCCTACTAACTTTTTAAACACACAGATACAAGAGATAATGATTTTTGATGATGAGTTAACAACAGACGAAGTTACAACACTATCAACATACTTAAAACATAAATACAACATATAATGGCAGCATCAGAAATATTTGCACAACCATCTAGCGGAGTAATATCTGCTCACGAACCTGTAAAATACTCTTATAGGATTTCAAGCGACACTAACAACGAGTTTAAAAGTGCGATTTTTATAATTACACCTAGAAACCCCTATACTAATATTCTTGATGGTTCAAGGCAAGTTAGAATCAGAGTGCAACCTAGTTTATCTATACCAAATCTTGCATCAACATCGGGAGGTAACGCAACAACAATACATGACTTTTCCTTAGATGTTAGCAGCATACTAAGAGATTTTATGTCATACGATTTAAGAGCTTGTACTCACGATACAAGTAATGGTATTACAAGAGATATAACTCAGTCTATGCCATCTGTTAATATGTTTATAAAGTATGCTGTAACAATTCAAGCAGAAAAAATAGATGCAAATGGTGCGTTAGTTATTGATTCTAATTTAAACCAATCAATACCAACGAATATGGCTGCAAATGTAGCTCTTTCTGATGAGGAATTAAATAGTCTTACTCTTGCAAATACTCTTTTAACAGGAAGTTCTGCTAACGAACAAAATAGTGCTTTAGATAAAGCATTTACACATAGCTTCTCAAACAAGACGGGCAGAGTAAAATATCTTACACTAAAACCAAATCATAGGATAATAGGTATTGATGAATCAGAATATATATCTCTTATACTTGACAGCGAAAATGATGCTAATAGACAGCCTATTGCTCAAATACAATTTACATTAAAAGATGGAAGCATACTGCAAGACGGACAAGGAAACACACTAAACTTAAATATAGACCATTCTGCTCAGGGAGATGGAACTTATAGTGCTTCTACCTTATTTGCTTGGGGAGGTGCTAAAGCTGACAACCAATATCTAAGCAGTCAAATTACTAGAGGGGTTTTTCAGTTTGGAGTAGGAACAAGAAACATAAGAGAAGCATTTATCGGTTGGACTTCAAGAACTAACGATGGAACTCCACCAATAGGAGATTGGTCTAATATAGCTTCATACACAGTTTATACAAGAAGCACAGGTGCTAGTGTTGCTGCAATAGGACAAAAACTAACCTATCATATAGACCACGATTCAGAAATGAAGAAACTTTTTGGCAGGTCTGTAAGATTTCATTGGCAAAGTAGGTTGGGAGGTATTGATAGCTATACTTTTGATGGTATGTCAACAGAAAGTATAAATGTAAAGTCAAAAATGTATGAGCAATCTATATATCCACAATTCAACGCACAATTAGGAGGCAGCTCAGGAAACGCTAATTTTTTCGGTGGAGTAGAAAATATAAACACTTCAGACACTTACGGTGCGTTACAAAGCAGAATTGGAGGTCTTACCTCAGACGAGTACAGAAGTGTCAGCAAATCGACTGTAAAAGCCTTTAGAGAGGGTCAAGCGGTTTCAAGACCATACCCAAAAGAACAAAAAGGAATGATGGAAGATTTATTATCATCTCCTAATGTTTGGATAGAAAGAGGTTGGGTCGGTAGAGAAATATTTAGAGAAGATTTTAGTTCTATTCCTAGTACGGATGATTGGACTTTGGTTGATGGAGATTTTACAACTGAAGGTGGAGTTTCTTCTTCTGATGGGCATACAACAGGAACTAACACTTACTTTAAAGGGAATAACTCAGGAGATGATGAGGTTTGGGCTACTAGCAAGAAACTTTTTCAATACAACCCTGACAAAATTTATGAGGTTGAGGTAAGAGTAAAAAGAGAATCAGGCTCAGGAAATACTTATGTAGGTCTTACAGGTTATAAAGCAGATAAAACAACTGCGGTAAGCATAGCAGGTGTTGATTCAACTTCTAACGCACACTTTATTACTTTAAGTGGATATGTTCAAGCAGCAGATGACGAGTGGGAGGTTCACAGAGGGTATATTACAGGGCTAAGGGAATCAGAAGCGTTTAGTTTTCCTACGAGTAACGCTAACTTTGCATCTAAGGCACACGAAGACGTTAAATTCTTTTCTCCTTTGTTTGCAATGAATTACAACGATGCAGCAGGAAAATCTTTTATAGATTATCTTGTAGTTAGAGAATACGAAAGCGACTTACCAAATACTCAAGGATGGTATAGTACACTTAACAGACACTACTACGTTCCTGTAAACATTAAGGATGGTTCAGCTACAAGTTTTGATAGCGAACAGCAATCAACTATGACTATAAACTACATTGAAAGTAAAAATAAGAAAACAATACAGTAATGGCTGAAATAAGACTAGAGTTAAGAGATGATACTAATGGAATATTGGGTAATGTAGATATTACTTCTAGTGATAACTTTCCTTTGTCTTTGACTTATCAGAATTTTGATATAAGAAACTTTAACTCTAGGGGTGGTAGTTTCAGTAAGACATTTAAGATTCCCGCTACAAAGAACAACAACGTATTGTTTAATCACATATACACAGATGGTAATATTGATGCTAAAAATGTTAGAGCAGATATACCTGCTACAATATACGCAGACAATGTTCCCGTAATAACAGGTACTTTAAAATTAACAAAAGTTTTAAAACAAACGGAAGCGTTAGAGTATGAATGTAACTTCTTAGGCGACAATATGGATTGGGCATCTAGGATAAAAAACTTAGAGTTAAAAGAACTTACTTTTGCAAAGTCTGATGGCTCTGATTATATTTACGCTGACGTTCAAGGTATTAGCGGAAACAACAGGGATTACAATCAACAGGATAGTAACTCAGATAAACTACTATACCCTTTGGCTTCTTACGGAGAGGGTGTTAGTTCAAGAAACCAAGTCTTTGATGGAGATTTAGCACCTGCAATGTATTTAAAAAACATTTGGGATAAGATATTTTCAACACAAGGATATACTGTTGAAAGTGAATTTTGCAATAGCACATTTTTTAAATCACTTATAGTTCCTTTTAACTTTCAGAAACAATCAGAGCAAGTAAACTTTAAATACGGAAAGATTGAAAAGTCTAGCACTTATGTTCAAATAACTCAATTTACTGAAGGTAGCGGACTAAACCCTACATCATTTGCACATATAGGACACGGTGTTATTGAAGTTAAAAAAGGAGATAATAATGCGGGAGTATTGACTGCCGACACATCTGTAATAGCAAGATACCCTTTTAATGGTGCTACGATTACTGATGATGCAAACGTACCTGCTTCAGGCGAAACAGGAAACGTACAAGAGGGAACTAATGGTAACGGTAACTTATCAGGTAGTTCGTTAATAGTAAAATCAAACGCAGGAAATCACACGATAGATTTTAATATAGATTTTAGATGTTTTGGAGAAGCAAACTCATTAGCTAAAATTGAATATAGGCTTATTGGAGAGGTTTGGAGGTTTGATGACGATAAAGATACCAATTTACCCAATGTAGATGGCTTTTATAAAGCTGTTAAAGATACTGAAGCGGGTACTAATACAAATCCAAACATAGAAAGAGTTTGGACTAGCGGAAATGTAGATTTCCAAGAAAATATAGATTACGATAGAACGCACAACTTTTCAGGTAGTGTTGATGTATTCGGAGATTCTGAAGATAAATATATATTTACTGTTGCGGTTGGAGTGCTTAACTTTAACAATCCTGTTGTTGGCGATAGCTCTAATCTTTCTTTTGGTTGGAAAGGGGGAACGCTTGAAATAGCAGGTAGTACAGAAATAGAAACAGGAGAAGAACTAACAGACTTACAATTCTTTTTGCCAAGAGGAAAGCAATCAGATTTTATATCAGGAGTTGCTCAAATGTTTAATCTTCAGTTTGAAACAGATGTTGCATCTAAAACTGTAAAGGTTGAGCCTTACGATTATTTCTATAAAGACTTTTCTGATGCTGTTGATTGGACTGAAAAGATAGATTACTCAAAGTCAATACAAGATGAATTTATATACGACATAAAGTCTGAGCTTAAATTTCAATACAAAGATGCTTCAGGAGATGGTTTCATAGAAAGATATAATAAAAAAAATGATACTGATTGGGGTGCTTACAGAGAGCTAGATACTCAGGGATTGTTTTCAGATGGAGAGTATGTTGTAGAAAACAAATACTTTTCTCCTACCTTTAATTGGTATGAATCAGACTATATAGACCAACCCGCTTCACATCAACTTTCAAGACGACCATTTATACCTATTTATCATTCTAAAGTAAGCAACTTAGATGCTGCTGCAAGTGCGGAAAGAGCTGATAAAGATTTTAACATAGGTGCTAGGGTATTGATAACACTTCCTGTTTCATCAGGAACAAGACAGTATTTAAGTTCGCAAACGGGAAAAGTAACGGGATATTCTAGGAGTTCTACTAATGAGGTTGTTACTTCAGACATATTTCAAAAAGATTTTGTTAGAGCAAATTTCTTTCATTTAGATAATGCTAGAAATGATACTGACGAATCTGATGATTTTGGAAACTTTATGAAGCTAAGTATTGGAACTTACAACGGAAACCTTATACAGATAGACCCTAACTTATCTTTTAATAACATTCTGTTTGACAACGCAAATTCAAGTACAGGGGAGTATGATATGAAGGGATTGTATTATCATTTTTATTCTAAGATGATTGAGCAGTTAAAACAAATGCCAAGAATAAAGAATGTATATTTAAGGCTAGATAAAAAAGATATTGCGGTTTTAGACTTTCAAAAACTTGTTTATTTAGATGGTCTTTATTACAGGATAAATAAGATAATTGATTTTAAACCACATCTTAAAGAAAGCACAAAGGTAGAGTTGGTAGAATATTTTGATTTAGGTGTTAGCGACAACACAGGACAAGTAATGAACATAAAAGATAGATTGAACTTATAATGGCAAAAATATACAGTATAGACGAAAACAAGTTGTTATCTAACAAGGTTTATTGCACTATTGATGGTGTTAAAACTCCTGTTGTTTATAGATTCTCGGAAAACAATTATTCTAGTGGAGAAGAATATTCTTACTTAAATGATTTATATGTTACAAGCGAAAGAAGAATTGCATCTCAAATTGGCTCAAAGCAAAAGTTAAATTTAAGAAAAACATTCTCGGAATCAGTAACAACAACTACAACAACCGCACAGGGAACAACTACTACTACTGCAACAACAAATATCCTTCCTGTTTGTGTTTTTGATTTCTTTGCAAAGGTTTATGATACTAGCGGTGGTATAACACAATGGAAAAGTTCTTTTGGAACACCAATACTAAGTCAAACAACCTCAGCAAACAGACCATCTTTAGGTGTTGAAACTAGAGGTGTAAACGGATTTACTCCTATATACTTTAATACATACCAATCAGACTTTATGTCTTTGGATTCTGCTATTACAGTAACAGGAGATTTTACAATGTTCTTTTATATAGAACCAATAGGAACTCCTGTAAACAAATACTTTAGATTGTTAGGTAAGAGTGATGATAATAATATGTTCTTATCAATAGGAGAGAGGTCAGAAAAGTCTTATGTAATAAGTTTTGACGGTTCTACATCTAGCGAAATAAACGCTAATGGGGAATATTGGTCGCCTAGTAGCAAAAGACTACTTATAACTATACAAAGAAGTGGCACTACATTATATGTAAGAGAAAATGGAACGCAAATAACTAGCGGTGCTGTTTCTGCAAATAACTTTGTATTCGACCAAGTAGGAAAGTTAGGTAACAATACTGACTTTTTCTTTAACGGTTCTATATATCACTTCTCTGTCTTTGATGGATATTTAAACACTAACCTAGAAACTATTGAAAAAGCAATAATAAGTTCTACTGATAAAGCTAAGGGTATATAATGAAGAACCTACAAAAAGTATTTAAAGAAATAGGAAGGAAGCTAGTTTTTCAATTTAAAAGAGAATTAGAGCAACAAGGACACAGGGCTTCTAAGTCAGGTAGTGTAATAGACGGTATAGCATTTAAAACGTCTATAATGGGCTTAGATGTGTTTACAGACAAAGACTACATTCACGCACTTAACGAAGGACAAAAGGCTCACGCACCCAATTTACAAAACATTTTAGATTGGATAGAAGACAGAAAAAGTACAATTCCATACGCTAACGAGCAAGAGAAACACGAGATAGCCTACGCTATTATAACACGAATACAAATAGAAGGTACTCCTACTAGGCGTGCTTTTAAATATAGTGATAACGGAAGAAGGACAGGATTTATTGAGCAAGTTATAAATACAAACAAAAAACAAATAACAAAAAATATTCAGACTGCTGTCGGAAAAGACATAGAAATATTATTTACTAAACTACCAAAAGAAATATAATGGCAAAGAACACCACTATACATAGAATACAGATTGAAGGAACTAGCGACTTAATTAAGTTAAGAAAAGAGTTAGACGGTTATCAACAATCTTTAAAGAAGGTTAAGAAAGAAACCAAAGATGGTATGACTAGCGGACAAGCTAAGAAGTACCAAGAACTTTCTAGCTCTATAAAATCTACCCGTAAAGAGTTAAATCAAGCAGAGAAGTCTTTAAAGGGAATGAATACCTCTAGTAAGAAAGGTATTGGTTTTATAGGTAAGATGGCAGGTGCTTTTACTGTTGCAACTTTGGCAGCAGGTGCTTTTCAAAAAATATCAAGGGCGGTAACTCAGGCTATTACAAATGGTGTTGACACTTTTAGAAAGTATGAATTTGCTATGTCTAAGGTTAGAGCAATTTCAGGTGCTACTGCATCAGAGTTTAAGCAATTAGATGATTCAGCACAAGAACTAGGTCGTACAACATTCTTTACTGCGGAACAAGTAGCAAACCTTCAAATAAACTTTTCCAAACTTGGTTTCACAGCAAAAGAAACATTATCAGCACAAGCAGCAGCTCTTGATACTGCGGTGGCTTCAGGGTCAGACTTGGCTAGAACAGCAACGGTAATTGGTTCTTCCATTAGAGGTTTTAATCTTGATGCTAGTGAAGCTACAAGAGTTGCTGACGTTATGGCTTCTGCTTTTACTAGCTCTGCTCTTGATATAGAGAAGTTTCAAACGTCTATGACGAAGGTTGCACCTATTGCTGAACTTATGGGTGTTAGTATAGAAGAAACAACAGCTATTATGGGTAAGCTGTCCGATTCAGGTATTGAAGCATCTATTGCAGGTACATCACTTCGTAATATTTTTCTTAAAATGGGCGACCCTGCTTCTGACCTTGCTAAAGCAATGGGCAAAACTATTGGTTCAGGGGAAGAATTGGTTGCAGAATTAAAGAGATTAAGAGATACAGGGGTAGATGTAGAGAAGATGCTTGAAGTTGTTGACCAAAGACAAGTTACTGCATTTGCAACAATGGTAAAAGGTGTTGATGTTATTGAAAGTCAGATTATTGCTTTTGAAAATAGTTCGGGTGCTGCAAAAGCTATGGCTGACATTGTTGGGGATAATCTTGAAGGTGCAATGCTTAGGTTTAAGTCTGCAATGCAAGGATTGGCTATTGTTTTAACAGAAAAAATTGCACCTGCTATTACTGCGGTAGTAGAAGGTTTTACCGACTTTGTTTCTTTTCTTTCACAAGCAGCAGACAATACACTTAGCGAACAACTAGAAGAAGATAGAAAAAAATTAATTACTTACAGAGTTAAGTTAAACGATTCTAATTTATCTCTTGAAGATAGAAAAAAATTACTTGTAAAAATTAAAGACGAATTTCCTGATTATCTAAAAGGTATTGATACTGAAAAACTTTCTCTTGAAAAACTAAATACATCTCTTAAAAAAGTCAATGATTCTATGGTAAACAGAGTTTTGATTGCAAGAGAGCAAGAAAAAATTTCAGAAAAACAATCACAGTTGTTGGACAGAAGGGTTGACCTAGAAGACCAAGAAACAGTTGTTCAAGACCAAATAGCTAAAGTTGTAGATAAATATAACTTAAAGCTAAAGGAAAATGTTACTTTAGAGGAGCAAGTTGCCAATCTTCTTAAACAAAGACCGAGCAAATATGGTAGAATATTAGACCCTATGACTGAACTAAGTCATCAAATGTCAGAACACAAAGTAATACAGTCGCAAGTTAATGATTTGTCTAATGCGGAAAACGAGTTAATTCAGAAGAAAACTGATTTAATGAACAAACTTGGAATAAAGCAGGAGGACTTTAACGAAGAAGATGATAAAGAAAAAAAGAAGAAAACAGGAAAAGGAGGAAAGCCTGTTATTGAAGATGAAGATAAAAAAGAGGATAAAAAAGAAAAAGTTATAAAAGATGCAACTGCTTTGCAAGATGCAGAGTTAGCTATTCTTAATGAAAAACAAAACATTCTTCAAGAATTTGCTGACGGAGAAATACAATCAAAAGCAGAACTAAATCAACAACTGAAAGAAATGGAGATAGAACATCTCCAATGGGTTGTAGATAATAATTTAGCAACAGGAGATGACCTTATAAAGATAGAGCAAAGACTTCTTCAAGCTAGGGTAGATGCTAGAGCAGCAGAACGAGAATCTTTTGAATCCGCTAGAGAAGATTATGAGAAGGAACAAGAATTAAAAAAGAAAAATGAAGTTGACCGTATAGAACAAATGAAGGAAACGGGTAAACTTCTAATGCAAATTGGCGAAGCTGAAGGAGAGAATAGTAAAATAAAAGCAGCAGGTATTAAGATTAGTCAAGCTGCTGCTGTTGCTTCAGGTATTAAGGGATTAATGGAATCAAGTGAAGGAATTGCCGCACAAGCAAAACTTCCTTTTCCTTCAAACCTTATTGCTATGGCTGCAACTGCCGCACAGGTTGCTTCTGTTATTTCAAGTATAAAAGGACTTATGGGAGGTTCTGATAAGTTTGAACAAGGAGGTCTTACAAACGGAGGAATGTTTAAAGGTGCTTCACACGCTAACGGTGGTGTTAAGTTTGCAGTAGGCGGAAGAATACACGAAGCAGAAGGTGGAGAAGCTATTATAAACAAGCGTTCTACTGCAATGTTTAAACCAATGCTATCTGCTATGAATCAAGCAGGAGGTGGTGTTAAATTCGCTAACGGTGGCTTTTTATCAACAGGAGAGAAGTTTGCAATGGGTGGAGAAGTAGCTGACGTACAACAAATGATTGGAGGTATGGGAGGTGCTACACAAGTAGTAATGGTAGAGAGTGATGTAACAAGAACACAGGGCAGAGTTTCTAATATTGAAAGTCAAGCCACTTTTTAGTATATTTGCATTATGGCTATTAGACAAAACAAAGAGGAAGTAGTTTTAGAGTTCATTGACAATATATACAATGAGGTTAGAGCTAAGTTTTCGGAAGATGCAGGAATAAAGAATGTTTTATATCATTTGATAGAAAGCGGACTTGTTGACCCTAAGCAACTAAGGGATTATATGGTTATAAAAGACTACAAGAAGATTATAGAGCAGAACGCAGGGCATAAGACCTATACCTTTATGGACTTGTCTATTAAGTATGACATTTCTGACAGAACAGCTCAAACAATAGTTTATCGAGGGAAAGATAAATTTAAAAGCGAAAACAACATAAGGTAAGGGTTTTACGGATTTTTTCGCAAAGTCTATAATAACTATATATATATTTGCAACTATGAACAAATGGTACTCAATAGAAAACAAGGCAGAAAGTAATTCAGTTGAAATCTCAATTTACGATGAGATAGGCGACTACGGAACTTCTGCTAAAGACTTTATAGAAGAAGTAAAGAATGTTAGCGAAAGAGATATTACACTAAGAATCAACTCTGTTGGTGGTAGTGTTTTTGATGGACTTGCTATTTACAATACTTTACGTTCTCATAGAGGTTATGTAAACATTAAGATTGAAGGCTTGGCTGCTTCAATATCTACTGTTATTGCAATGGCAGGAGATAATATTGAAATGTCTGAGAACGGATTTTTTATGATACACAACCCATTCGGACAATCGGCAGGGGAAGCAACTGATATGCGTAAGACTGCTGATTTACTTGACAAGATTAAAAGTGAAATTATCGAGATTTACTTAAAGAAAACAAACCTTTCGGTTGAAGCTCTTTCTGAAATGATGGATAAAGAAACTTGGCTATCAAGTCAAGAAGCTGTTGAATTTGGTTTTGTTGATAACATCACAGAAGCAATGAAAGTAGCTGCATCGTTTGACCTTTCTAAATTTACTAACGTGAATGAAAAAGAGGTTAACGACAAACTAGGATTAATTAATAACCAAAAATCATTAAAAATGACCGAAGAATTAAAAACTTGGTTTAATGGTGTTAAAGAAGAAATCTTAAACGCTGTTAATGGAGATAAAGTTTCATCTCCTGTTGAAGAAGTTTCAGTTCTTTTTTCTGACAATGAAGAAATAGTAAATAAGTTCTCTGAGCTTGAAGAAAATGCTATATCTTTAAGAGAAGAAAAAGAAGAACTAGCAGGTCTTGTTGGAGAAAAAGAAGGCACTATTGCTGACTTAACTAACAAGGTTTCTGAATTAGAAGCAAAATTAGCAAAAAGTGAAGCTACTGAAACAGTTGTTGAAGCTGAAAGCGACCCATCTATTGTTACTGAAGAAGTAGTAGTGAACGAGTGGGATAGCTTTGCTAAATCAATTTTAAAATAATAATATAAACTAACTAAATTTAAAGAATTATGGCATTTCCAAATTCAAACTCCCTACCTGCTTTTACGCAGATGGATGCTAACCAAAGCATTATTTCTCCTTTGTTCTTAGGACAAGACTATATGGAGTATATGAATGTTCTTCCTGATATTAAGGGAGTAACAAAAGTTGACCACTTAGGGTCATTATCAAAAATTACTAAGGCTTTTACAGCAGGTGCTTTCGCAGGAGAAACTGCGGGTACTTTCTCAGGTGTTACTATTACTCCTGCAAGAGTTGAAGCTGAAATTGAATTTTACTCTAACTCTCTATTCGGGAAAGTAAAAGCTCAATTAATGAAAGGAAACTTTGAGTTCGATAACATTGACGGTACTGCTGTTAAGAATGTACTTATCGACTTAATCGCACAAGGAATCAAGGCTGACTTTAACAGACAGTTATTCTTAGGCGATTCTTCTCTTAGTTCAGGTGGAGATTACCTAGACTACAATTCTTACGATGGTATATTCGAAGTATGTAAAGATACTTTAGCTGCTGCTCAAAAATTAGACGCATCTGATGTTACAGGTGTTGCTAACGGAGAAGCTCTTAATGCTGCTGCTGATGGTGTAAACATCTTACAAGCTATGTATGATGCTGCTACTCCTGAATTATTATCAGCAGGAAATCACGTTTTCTTTGTATCAGGCGATATTTACGACAGATACTCTGAGTATTTAGAAGGTACGGGTTATGCTGCGGCAGGACACTCTGTACTTGTAAACGGTATTCCAAACTTGACTTACAGAGGTATTCCTGTAATTGCTCGTAGAGATTGGGATGTTGCTATTACTGCTGACTTTGCTATTATCAATGGTGCTTCTGTTGCTATTGAAACTCACAGAGCTATCTTAACTACTCGTGATGCAATCATAGTAGGTACTGACTTTAGCGAAAGTGCAATGGAGCAATGGTATTCTCAAGACAATAAGTCTTACAGATTCCGTGTATCTTATATGTGTGGTGTAGCTTTAGCTGATGCTAAACTAGCGGTTTGTTACACAGCAGATGCTTTAGCATAATTAATATAAACTAAGGGGGATGAAATACTCCCCCTTAATTTTTAACTTTTAAATAATAATAAAATGGCAATAGAAAATTTAGTTTTAGCTACTACTGACTTTGAGAAAAGAGGTGGTTTAAGACATATAGGTCTTTGTGCAACATCAAACCTAACACCTACGTTTACTGCCGCAGGTACAGCAGATACTCACGCTGTGGCTTTAGTTGATGGTGCTTCCTTAGCTTTGTTTGACTTAAAGCAAGGTACGGGTTCTTTAACAACTAGCGGTTCAAAAGAAAATGGTGTTATGATGTTTGAGCATACTCTTTCATTCTACATTCCTAACTGTTCAAACGAACACTTTGGAAACTTACAAAAATTATTACAAGAGCAAATTGCTGCTGTTGTAGTTGACCATAACGACCAAGCGTTCTGTATAGGTATGTCTGCTGCTTTTCAGCACACAACAGGTTCAGGTTCTTTCAATAATCAAATGTACGCTACAATGACAGGTCTTGAAGGTGGCACAGGTGCTGCTTTAGGCGATGAAAACGGTGTTACTGTTACTATTACTTGTTCTTCAGGAGAACTTCCTAGAACTGTATCAAGTACGGTTACTGTTGACCTTGCAGCAGGTACAATGGCATTATCTTAATAATTAATTAAATTGGGTACGCATCGTGCATTTTGCACTTTGCACCCTTTTTATTATACTTGCACTATGTATATATCAAAAAACAAAGAAGGCAAAACTATCTTTAAAGAAGGTGTTGCTGTTATGTGGGCGGATGCTACACAAGAAGAACTCAAAGCAATTTATGATTTGGGTTATACTAATTTTGTAACAAAAGAAGGAAATGCAGAATCAAAAAAATCAAAATCAAAAGCAAAAGAAGCAAAAAACGAAACCTCAGATAAAGAGTAGTTTCGGTGCTAAGTACGCTTTTGTTAATCTTTCTACTCCGCAAATTTCTACCGAAGTAAAAGACTTAGATAGATTAAGAGAAGATTGGATGCCATTTGGTAAAGACAATCTATTTCCTCAATACCTTGCTGAGTTAAAAAGACAATCTTCAACTCATCGTTCTGTATTGGCACAGAAAACAACTTTTACAACGGGAGCAGGTTTTGCAACCGACAGCGAAGAACTTAAAGGCTTCATAGAAGATGTAAACGCAAATGGAGAGAGTTTAAAGGATTGTTTCAAGAAGTTGGCAGATGACTATTACACTTATGGTAATGCTTTCTTAGAAGGCGTTATTTACGATGGTGGAATAAACTTTTATCATAAAGACGCATCTACTGCAAGATTATCTAAAACTAAATCTCACGTTTACTTTAATCCTGATTGGGCTAATTACAAAAGAAACAAGCAGAAAACTCAAAGAATACCTATATACCCTAACGTAGCAGGGAGTAGATTTATAATACACTACAAAGACTACGAAAGTACATTTAACTTTTACGGACTACCTGACTATGTTGCTGCATTAGAGCATATAGCAATAGACTATGAGATTGGTAAATACAATCACACAGCTTTTAAGAATGGTTTTAGTCCTTCCGCTATCGTTACTGTTAATGGAGATTTTGGCGAAGCAGAAGCAGAGAAATTTGTTGAAACTGCCAAAGACACTCTTACAGGTAGTGGCAATAACTCTAAGATACTTTTCTTAGTAAAGAACGGAGATGATGCAAATAGCACAGACGTTCAGATTTTAAACAACAAAGAGGATGGGGATTTCTTAGATTTACAGAAATTAACAGACCAAAATATAATTACTGCTCATAGATGGCAACCTGCTTTGAGTGGTATCGTTTCATCAGGAAAGATGAATAACACAGGTAGCGAAATAAGAATTGCTTATGACTTGGCGATGAGTACAGTTATTAGAGATACTACTAACATACTTCTTTCTCCTATAAAAAGCGTTATAAACAGAGAACTAGGTATAGATACTTCGGACTTAACCGTTGTTTATGAGCCACCTATTTCATTCTTAGCTGACATAGACCCTAAACAAGTTCTTACTGTTAATGAGCAAAGAACAATGCTTAATAAAGACTTACCTGAAATTAAGGATGGGGAGCTATTGATTTCAGACAGACAATTCATTAGAGTAGAAAAAACAACAACAAACGTAGATTAATATGGCAAATGTAAGACAGTACAATAATTTTGTAACAGCATCGGAAGTAATCGCAAACGCTTTTACTAATCAAGCTACTGATACAGCACTTATATCTGATAGTATTTTAGATATTGCTGAACTTGCACACATTAAGCCTGAGCTTGGATTGGACTTCTACGAGGAACTAAAAACACAAAATCATAACAGCAGTTTAACTACTGATAATCAAATACTTATCACTCATTTTCTAAAACCTGCTTTATATTGGTTTGTAAGGTTTGAGGTTATGAATGAAATACAATACAATACTACTTCAGCAGGTTTAGTTGTTAACGTATCTGAATTTAGTAGTCCTGCCAATGTTGAGCAATTTAATCAAATGAAGTCTGATACTTTTAGAAAAGCTAAAGTTTTTCTTGATGATATGATTGCTTTTATAACTCACGAAGACCAAGTAAATAAGTTTCCTTTATATGGAACAGATGGGGATAGCTCTATGCCTGACCAAGATATAGCAAGTAAGTTAAACGGAATAATATTCTATTAATGGATTTAGTAAAATACTACATAAACAGATTTTTTAAAAACGCTGTAAGAAAGAATGATGACTGTCCTGATGGGTATGAACACGAAATGCCTGATGGTAATTGGATGTGTGGCAGAGAACACCCTGAGCCTTACAACTTTTCACAAGAAGAAATAGACGAAACATATACAGAATACAAATCATCTGTAAATATGAGCTACTCTGAATTAAAAAGATGGTCTGAAACTGAGTGTAGCAAGAAAGCTAGTATAGGTAGAACTGCAATAAACAGAAACCTAACATTACTTTCTAAGAAAAAAGCAGATTGGACTTCTGCTAACGCAACAGAAGCTAGAAAAGCTATTGCATATATAGCAAGAGCAAGAAAACAAAAACAAGGCAAAAACGTGAGTAAAGATTGCCCATACTCTAAAAACTATATTGCTTTAAAAAATTGGGCTTACGATAGAAATAAAAAATAATAAGATATGGCAAGTACAGTAACATCAGCAACTCTTGAAGTTGTAATATCAGAAACTCTTAGTTTAGGAGGAACTCAATATGGAGGAACAAAAACACTATCAATAGGAAGTATAAACGAGGTTTTTAAGAGAATAGTAAAGTGTGTAAACAGTCAGACTACTACTGTTGCTACATTTAACGGAAATGCTTTTGCATCTGCAAACGCTATTGATGTAGAGGATGCAAAGTATATTAGAATTACAAATCTTGATGATACTAACCCTGTTGAGTTGGCTATTGTTGGTGCTGCAACACTTTATCAAGTTAAATTAGCAGCAGGAGAATCTCATATTTTAGGCTCTCCTGAAGATTTAATGTTGTCAGAAGCAGACACAAGTCCTAGCTTTGGAACAATGGCAGACATAGCAAGTATTCAAGTAAATCCTGCATCAAATGATGTAGATGTGGAAATTTTTATAGCATCAGTATAATATGGCAAGTAACGAACATAGTGCATTAGACAACACGCAACTTCACGTTCCTAAAGACTTTAGTTCAGCTTCGGCTAACACAGTATTAACAAAGAACGGAAGCAATGCTTTAACTTGGGCTGACGATAATTTAAGACGTATGCAGCACATTAGAGTTGCAGGGTTTTTTAGCAAAAGCAATACAACAGAATACGCACCAACCTATGCAGGTGGAACAACTCACAGCTACGATACTGCGGTAACAGACCCAACTGTTGATGCACAAGATGCTGTTGCACAAGCACAAGTATATTGTATTAGAGCGGGTTATGTAAATGCTTTTGGAGGGGTGGTTGCTTGTAGTAGTGGAAAAACTGTAAACTTTAAAGTATATAAGGGTACTCCTGTTGACGAAAGTTCTTCTGCTATTAACCTAACCCAATTAGGAGATACTGCTTCTGAAGTTGGTGGCGGTAATACTACTACTGATATTTTTGCAGCAGGTTCTATGGGTTCTTCTGCTTCTTTTTCAGCAGGAGATATACTTATAGTAACAATATCTGCGGGTGCTGCTTCTTCTACGGTAGCAAGATTTAACGGAACTTTAGAAATAGTATATAACGATTAACAATGGCATCAACAGCACAAGAAATAGCATTAATGAAACAGAAAATGGAATCAATGGAAGATAAGTTAGGGGGGGTGGATGATAAGTTAGATAACCTAACTAAAAAACTTCTTGACCCTGATGTTGGTGTTGTTTCTCGTGTAAATCAAAATACACAGGCTAGAAAGCTAATAACTAGAGCTATGTGGTCTTTATACATTATTGTTATTACTGCATTAGTAGGTTTGTTTTTCGGAAAATAAATGATACAAAAAGACTTTACACTTAGTATAGGTAACATTATATGGGTTATAGGTATTATATTCACTATGGGTATAGCTTATTCTCAGATAGGTCAATTAGGAGAGGACATTGTTGTTCTTGAAAAAAGACTAGAAAAGAAAATAAAAGTTATCAATGAGTGTGAAGATAAGATAAACGATTTAGAAATAGAAATAGCAAAAATTAATTCTTGTAAAAATAAAAAATAATTTAAAAATTAAAAAAATGAATTGTAATTGCAATAAAAATTTACAAGAATGTAAATGCGAAAAAATTGTTGAAACTGTTGAAACTGCTAATGGTTTTGATGCTTGGTTAGATGTATTGGAGCAAGAAGAACAACCTACTTGTAATATAGAAAATCAAGAGGACTGCGAAAATTGTGGCAGCTAATGGAATTAGTTGTATTAAGATATAATTTACAAAACGATAGCACCAACGGAATGTTATTGCAAAAGACTACAAAAGGGTATGACTTTCTTTGTTATACTCTAGAAGATGAGTATAGGGTAACTAAGGTTAAGGGGGAAACAATGATTCCTTACGGATGTTACGAAATTAAAATAAGAAAAGAAGGTGGATTTCATAATAAATATAGCAAAAGATTTTCTGATATACACGATGGTATGCTTCATATCGTCAATGTTCCTAATTTTGAGTATGTTCTTATACATTGCGGAAATACTGACGAGCATACTGCGGGGTGTTTACTTGTTGGCGACAACCAAGAAAACAACGGATTAATTTCTAATGGATTTATAGGAAAGTCATCACAAGCCTACAAAAGAATTTACCCGCCAATTTTAGATGCTTTGCAAAAAGAAGAAAAAGTGTTTATAGAATATATACATATAGACAATTTTACTAATAATTAATTAACCCTTGCTAAAGGGTTCACAAAGGGTAGTTTATACCCTATATAATAAAGCTAAAGATAAAGCTAAGGTTATAGTTAAAGATAAAGTTAAAGATATGAGTATTTTAGGAAAAATTTTTAGTAGCGGTGCAAAAGAGTTAGTAGAATCTGTTGGCGGTATAGTCGATGAATTGCACACATCAAAAGAAGAAAAAGCAGAACTAAAACATAAGTTTGAAGAAATGATAATGTCTTACGAAGCTAAGATGCAACAAGAGGTAACTAAGCGTTGGGAAGCTGATATGCAAGGTAATTGGCTTACAAAGTCTATAAGACCTCTTACACTAGCTTTCTTAATGATTGTTTTAACTACATTTACATTAGTTGATTTTGGATTTGTAGATATGGATATTAAAGATTCTTGGATTGACCTATGGCAAATTTTAGCTATTACCTGCTTTGGTGCATACTTTGGTGGTCGTTCTTACGAAAAAATAAAGAAATAATTAGGTATTAAGATATTTTTTAGTATCTTAGCGATTCTATTACCCTAATCTCTTAGGGTTATGTGTTTTGATAATTGTAATTGTTTTGAATGGGGTGTTTAATTACACTCCATTTTTTTTTATGGAATATTATTTGTATATTCGCACTATGAAACAATATAGACCTAGATTAACACAAAAAGAATACGAAATAATACAACAACATCGTACTAATAATGGTGTAGGTATCATTGGAGATACTCACGAACCATTTTGCCACCCTGATTACAGAGATTTTTGTTACGAAGTTTTTGACAGATTTGGTGTTTCAGATATAGTACACATTGGAGATGAGGTAGATAACGCTGCCTTATCTTATCACGAAAAGCTAACTGATATGCCTAACGCAGAAAGTGAAGCAGAACAAGCACAGAAAGCTATGGAGAAGTGGTATGCTACTTTTCCTGACGTAAAGGTTTGTGTAGGTAATCACTCAGCACTTCCGTTTAGACAAGCAACAACAGCAGGTATTCCTAAAAGATTCTTAAAGTCTTATGAAGAAATATGGAAAGCACCTAAAGGTTGGAAGTGGGAATTAAATTGGGAGATAGATAATGTTATCTATGAACATGGTACGGGGTCGTCAGGTGCAAGAGCTGCTGTAAACAGAGCAACTGCCAATAGACAATCTACTGTTATCGGGCATTGTCATTCTTTCGGTGGAGTTAATTATATGGCTTCTCGTAACGATTTGATATTCGGAATGAATGTTGGTTGTGGTATTGATGTAGATGCTATGGCATTTAGCTATGGTAAAAACTTTCCTAAGAAGCCTACTCTTGGCTGTGGTGTCGTTCTTGACGGTGGAAAGACTGCATTATTTATTCCTATGGACTTAGGTTCAAAAATAATTCACAAAAATACACTCTAGTAAAAGAAACTTTTTTTTACTTTTTATTAATTATTGTTTGGTATATTAAAAAACTTTGCTATCTTTGTCGAAGTTATTAATCAATTAAACAATTATTATGAACACAGAATTAGAAGTAAAAACAGTAAAATTAGGAGATGTTCTTTTCTTTTTAGATATGAAGATAGAAATAATAGAGCATCTACTTAGAGAAGATGAGCAATCAGAATTACAATACAGAAACTCTTGCAATGGAAGTCCTGCTGATAGCGTAAACAAAGTTATGGCTGAGTTTTCAAACGGAAAAGTTTTTGCTCGTAATCACTCTTTAGAAAAACTAAAAGAATTTAGAAATCAAATAACTAACCTTTAATAACAATTATTATGTCAGAAACAAGAAAAGAAACACTAAGAAGATTATTTACTGCAAACAATTTAGTACAAGAAGATGTTTATAAGCATCAACACTACACAATCATTACAAGAGCAGGTATTGATAAGATACAAGCTAACTCAAGTATTGACATAAAGTATGATGTTGTTGAATGTAGTTCTAACTTTTGTGTAGTAAAAGCTACTGCAACATCTACTGATGGAAGTAAAGTTATAGAAACATTTGGTTCAGCGTTAAAAGGAGCAGGTTTTAAGGATGGAAACTGCAATACTTGGTATGTTATGGAGATGGCAGAGAAAAGAGCTATGTCAAGAGCTGTATTAAAGTTAGCAGGTTTCTACGAATTAGGTATCTTTGGAGAAGATGAATCAGAAGATTTTAAGAAGAACTAATGACCGATTGGATAGATGATATTCTAGCAGACGAGCCTATCAGCAATAGTCAAATTTCTATTGTTGAGGGTTTGCTGACTAGCATACCTTACTCTGAGGAAGAAAAGCAAGATATAGAGAGGGGTCTAATATATCTCACATACATTGAAGCATATCAACTAATAAATAAATTAAAAGAAGATTACGTTTCTAAAGACCCAAGAGAACAATTTAACAAAATGGCTAAAAGATGGCAATAAGAAAACACGCAATGACTAGAACGGGTGCAATAGTTAGCATCACTAGAGAACAAATTAAAAATATTCGAGAGCAAGGCTTGAATGAAAACAGTAAGTATGTAAAGGGAGATATGGGTGTAAACTCAACTTTTATAGATAGATATAAAAGTGTTCCTGATAAAGACATACAGGATTTATATAAGCAAGAGTTTGGAATAGAATTAGTAATAGTAAAATAAATAAAATGATATTTACAATAGGATTTGTTCTAGGAATAGCAGTAACAATAATAATCTCAAAAAAACATAATAAATAAAAAAGATATGAAAGCAGCAAGTAGTAAATTTGAATCACTTATGCGAGAGCTAGGTGTAACTAAAAAAGAGTTTAGCGAGATTACAGGAGTTAAAGGAACGACTGTAAGCAAGTATTTAGCAAACCCAAGTATGTTAAGACTAAAGCACATACAATGTTTGTCAGAGAAGCCTAAAATAAACGAGAAGCACGACTTAAACAGCTTAATACAAACTATACAAAATGACGATTAATCAATTACAATATCAAAAGTATCAAGCACTAAGAGATGCGGTTTGTACCGTTTATGGTATAACATTAGAGCAATTAGAGGGTAACGTAAGAAAAGCACCGATAGTTGCAGGAAAAAGAATGTTTTTTTATTTTTTACGAAAGCACTACTTTTTACCTTATCAAAAAATATCAAGTATCTTTAAAATGAATCACGCAACAGTAATACATCATTGCAGGACAATGAAAGGATATATGGATTATGACAAAGACGTAATACTTGATTATATTAGAGTTAGAGATTTAGTGTTCGAGCAGAACAGCTTTGTAACACTAAAGGATGAACTAGAGGTATTAGAAAAAGAAGCGTTAGTAATAAACGATAGAATAGATAAAATTAGAACTGAAATTAATTATTTAACTGAATTAGAAAATGGAAATTAAAGGAACTTTAGAAGCGATTTTTGAAACAAAAGAGTTCAAAAGCGGATTTAAGAAAAGAGAATTTGTGATAAACACAGGTGGAGATTACCCACAATCAATCAAAATGGAAGTCGTAAAAGACAACATTGACAAGTTAGACACATTGCCTATTGGTAGTGATGTAGATTGTAAGATTGATATTAGAGGTCGTCTGTACGAGGGAAACTATTACAATAACATACTTGCTTGGGCAATAGATGGAAGTGGTGCTAAACCATCTAAGAAAGCAGAAGTAAAAGAAGAATCAGACTTACCTTTTTAAGGTAGTTAGATTAATAAAAGTATTTGATTGTGAAATCGAAAACTAAAAGAAAGAACGTAAAGAGGGTAGATAGCTTGTTAGCCAAGAACGCTGCCCTCAACGCTTCTCTCGGTATGGATAGCACCAAAACTGAGATAGAGGTCGTTAGAAAAGATATAAGAGTAAATATCAGAAAAATTAAAGATATGTGCGAATACACATATAATATTATAAATGTAGATGATAACCATAAAACAGTACATTGATGAAGTTTGAAACTGCTAATGATTTTAAAAGACAAGACAGGGCGGCTAGGTATTTTTGTAATAAGTATGACTACTCTTACGCTTCATCAGAAGAATGGGGTAAAATAGATTATCAAATATTCGGACTTAATGCTGAGGTTATTTGTGGGTTTGAGGTCAAGGGGTGCAAGAATCAAAAGATAGGAGATAAAGACAAGGTATTAGTTTCTATGCGTAAGATTGTAGATGCTCAACAATATCAAATAAAAAACAATAAGCCTGTTGTTATGTGTTGGGCGTTTGATGATGGCATATTATTTAATAGACTAAACAATTTAGAGGGTACTTTTAAGCTAGGAGGAAGAAAACCAAGAGCAGGTTCTACATTCGATGTGGAGATGTTAGTTTATGTAGAGCAAAGAAATCTTAATAAAATTTTGTTTTAGTTAAAAAAGTTATTTACCTTTGTCCTAATATTAACAATTAACAATTATCAAAATGGCAAAAAGAATGACAGATACGGACAAGTGGAAGAAACGCTTTGTTCGTGAATTAAAACCTGAACACAAGCTACTATGGTTCTACATATTAGATGACTGCAATCACGCAGGTATATGGGAGGTGGATTTAGAGGTAGCTTCTATAAGAGTAGGTTTTGAATTATCACACGACAATCTACCATCATCATTTGGCGATAAAGTAATATCGTTTGATGATGGCGATAAGTGGTTTATTCCTGACTTTATTGAGTATCAGTATGGAGAGTTAAATCCAAACTCAAACGTACATAAATCAGTTTTAAATATTTTAAATAAATATAATCTTGAAGGGTATTTGAAGGGTTCACAAGGGGTACAAACTACCCTTAAAGATAAGGATAAAGATATAGTTATAGTTAAAGATAAAGCTAAGGCTAAAAGGTTTGTAAAACCAAACATTGAAGATGTTGTTGATTATTGCAACGAAAGAAAAAATAATGTAGATGCTGAAAAGTTTTACGATTACTATTCTTCTAACGGTTGGAAAGTAGGTAAAAATGCAATGAAAGATTGGAAAGCATCTGTAAGAACTTGGGAGAAGAACTCAACAGATAATAAAAAAGTATCACAACCAAAACAAGTATTAACAGCTTGGCAACAAGCAAGAACACAAATTAACAATGGATAAGTTAAAATACATAGAGGATAGAATAAATAAAGCAACTAACCCTGTATTAAAGGGAATGTGGAAAAACGCATTAATGAATGTTAATAGTCCTAGAAGAAAGGTAACTTGGGATGCTTATTATTTATATATGGGTTATACCTGTAATACTAAACAGGATAAAAGACAATTAGAAGCTAGAAAAAAAAGGCACAATGGATAAGAAGAAACAAGTTTGGTTTAGATATACAAACGACAGGGAGGGTCTAAACGTAGATTGTGTAGATTTATTAAGCAAGTGTTATTTAATGCTAGGTCAAAAACCTGATGCTGAACAGATTGTACTAATGAGTAAATTCTTAGTAGATGACCTAGCAAAGGGGTATGGCTCACTACAAATGGATGAGGTTAACTTTGCGTTTGAGCAAGGGGTAAGGCACTCTGAAAATGGTGGCTTTGTTAATGTTCGTAATTGGAATATATGGCTTAAAGAATATAAAGGCAAAGCACAATTAAAGCGACAGCAAAACCTTGTAACGGATTACGATAAGTTTAAGCAAGGAGAAAAGTTAATTAGTTCAACAATCAATAAGGCAAAAAAGTTAAATGGTTAAAAGAAAAATACATTTGGCAAGAGTTTACTTTAAGATAAGTAATTCTAAAACAACAAACAAAAGGTGGCTTTCAAGATTACACGAAATGTTTTTAACAACCGATGATTTAATCGAACTTAATAAAGATAAGTATGTTTTATCTAAGTTGGCTAAGAGTAGCAATAAGAAAGCAACTGACGTTAACATTATAATTAATGCGGTTGAGTTTGTAGAACAGTACGGAGAAACAACTAATAGATTTTAAGATGAAAGAATTTTATATTATATTGTCATTTATCGGAGTAATTATTTCAGGATTTTTGCTTTGGTTTGAGTATAGAAAAGATGTTAGATACAAAAAACAAAAAGAATGGTTGAACAAAAAGTAATAATTTTTATTATGTCTTTGGTTTTTTCTATTTTATATCTTATATTTGCTCAAAACAGAAAAGATGGCAGAGAAAAGTGGTAATACTGAAGAAAAAGTACAGATAGCAATAGTAAACTATCTTAAACTTCAATACCCAAAAGCAATATTTACTGCGACAATGGGAGGTCAGTTCCAAAGACATTACTCTCAAAGGATGAAAGCAAAGCGTACAGGCTATTTAAAGGGGGTTAGCGACCTTTTAATCTTTGAACCGAATGATAAGTATTTCGGATTGTTTATAGAGCTTAAAAAGGACAAAAAGTCTTACCCGTCAAAAGAACAGAGGGCTTTCATAGGAGGGGTGTCTGACAGGGGGTACTACGGGGTATGCTGCAAGGGGTTCGACCATTGCAAAGAAATAATAGATAAATATTTTAACAACGAACTATGAGTGAATCAATGAAAATTATCGCTAAGAAGCGAAACGAAAAGAAAGCTAAGAAGAAAGCTAAAAAGATTATAGACATTACTAACAAGCAGAGCGACAAAATACTAGACCAAGTAGTCAATCCTTTGTTAGACGATGCCATAGCTAAGATTATAGCAGAAACATACAAAGAGTATGTAGAAGAATTTAATGGGGATGAGGTAAAAGCTGTTCACAAAATATTTGAGGTGGGTGCTGCATTGTTAAACACAGATAATTTTAAAGATGAAAAATAAATATTATTACGATTTTAAAAGAAATTTGAATTGCGAAGAAAATTGTTTTTGCGAAAAAAATAAAGAAAAACTTTCAATGTGTGAAACTGCTGAAACTGCTGAAACTGCTGAGGTCTGTGAAACTGCTGAAACTGCTGAAACTGCTGAAACTGCTGACCCTGTTGGGTTTAAGGATAGTATGCCCTCAGCACAGGATATGGGAATCCCTAGCTACTATATCGGAAGAAACGGATATGAAGCACGAAAAGTCGTTGCTAATTTTGACCTATCATATAATATAGGCACAGCAACGACATACCTCTTACGTTGTGGTAAGAAGAAAGAAAATGGAATGAGCGACAAAGATAAACATATTGAAGATATAAACAAGGCAATTAATCATTTAAAATTTGAAATAAGCAAATTGCTAGATGAAAAATAATTCTGAAATAATAAAAGAATTGCAATCAATTTGTAATTATATTGAAAAGAACAATGTTTATGGCTTTAATTCTAAAAAAGGAATAGACATATTTATATATATAAAAGAACGAATAAAAAAATTAAAAGATGAGCATTAATATATACGACAGAAAAGATATGAGAGGGGGAGGATATGCGAAAAGAAAGTTTACATTGGAACAAGCCGAAGAAATAAGAAAAGAATATAAGCAAGGGGGTATAAGTCAGAATCAATTAGCTCGTAAATATGAGGTTTCTCAACCCATTATTAATATGTTATTGAAAGGAAAAACATATATTAAATAATTTTTTTACATTTTTTTTACTCTAGCAAGCTAAAGTTTTTTAATTCTTTTTTAAAAAAGTTGTTGTTTATTTAAAAATTAGTTGTATGTTTGCAATGAAATTATTAATCAAAACAATACAATTATGAAAGCAAAACAAATAGAAAGTTACTTAGTAGAAAATTACGGAGAGTGCAGACACAATCCTACACAATTTGAAAAAGCATTAGGTATTACATCTAAAAGTTATGAGGTAGATTCTTTTAAATTATTCTTATTTATAGTAGAGAACAGACCAATCGAATCAATGCACACACATTCTTACGGGTTTCATACTGCAAATGGTAGAGAACTTATAGAGAATTTTCAAAACAATTACTACAACAATTAAAAAAAAATAAAAACAATTAGGATTATATTAAAAAAGTTTATTATATTTGCCTAACAAAACAATTAACAACAACTAAAACACAAAACAATGAAAGTAAAAGTATCAAAATTAGTAAAGTATTACAAGTACGCTGAAGTAGAAGTAGAAGTTCCTAACGATATACATAACGATAAATTATGCGATTGGCTAA